CGAACAACGTAATCAATCCGATCTACGGCATTGGCCCCCGTCGATAGTGTGGGCGCGGTCCCGCCAGCAAAGTCATATGCCGATCCATAGCTAAGTGTCCTAGAGCCCGTTCCATCTTGGACGATAAATATGGATCCAGATTGCCCCACAGTTACGTTTGACGGGTTGTCTAATGTTCTGTTTCCGGCGAGCGTGACAGTGGCGTTATTACCGTCATCCATGTCGTAGCTGATGTTGGCCCCATCGCTCAGCGTGACGATGTTGGCGCGGACACCACCGGTGACAGTTTGGCCGTTTGTCGTCTCACTTAGCAGCAGATAGCTGGCGAAGCCAAGGGCACCAGAGCCGTCAGTCTTCAGGGCCTGATTCGCGCTGCCGTCAGCCGCTGGGAGGGTCAGCGTGTAGTTAGAAGAGATTGTGGCGGGGGCCTCTAACGCCACATAATTGCTGCTGTCTGCATCAGCAAAACGCACATCTGAACGAGCGTTTAGCGTGATGTCACCCGTGAAGGTCGCACCAGATGCACTGACCAAACCGAAGTTGGTGGATGCCGTGCCTAGAGTTATAAATCCGTCATTGGCGGCATTGCGTATCTTGAGTGTGGCCGGTGTGGTACTAGTGTCCAGAAACACCATGTGAGCAACCAAGTTGCTCGGCGCTGATGACCCGCTGTTTAGCGTCTGAACCGCGCTTAGGATTGAGTTGAGTTCTGTCCTAAATGCCGAGCCTGATTGGTTAGCGAGTGAATAGTCAGTTGCTTGTGCCATCAGGTGATCTCCTTGCCGTGCCCAACGGCTTGATAGTCGAATGACCTATTAAGCACTGTAGTCCCATCAGCAGCAAGAAACTTGATGGTGAATCCTGTTCTGCTAACGCTACTCAGCTCAAAGAAATCACCCGTCGCCATGTTGGTTGCTGTGATGGTGATGCTCGGCGTGCTGTAGAAGGCAGAAGGGAACGTCACGGCCTTGCCGCTTGAACTTGTGCCGCTGCTGATGTTGCGCTGCTGCTCTGTCCGACGCTGCAGCTTCACCGATACGCCAAGGGTCTGCACAACGACATCCTGCGAGTCGTTAGAGGTCTCCATCTCAACCTTGAACTGGAACCCGCGCCCACGCTTGGTTGAGTTGGCAAACGGCTCCCAGGTGCCATAGGTAGGCGAACCGCTGCTGGGGTCATCGTTTGTAGAACGTGAATACAGCTCGGCGTTGGTCTCTGACAAGTCGTCAGCGTCGATGTCGTTCCAAGTGTCGATCAGGGCGCTGCGGGAATCCCAGAAATCGTCAGGGTTGATCGTGTTGATCTTCAGGTTTGCCAGCAGTTCGACGTCATACTTCGCGCCAAGGTCAAGCGTATTGGCGAAGATGTAGCTGCCAACTGAGACCACATCACCAAAGAAATCAAGGTTGGTGACGCTGTCAAAGTCGGTGATGTCATCAATCAGGCCATCAGCCTGCAGGGTGATTCCCCCTTCTGTTGTGCTGTTAAAGGTCTGCGAAAACGTGCCAGGAAAGCTAGGGCTTTCGGTGTAGGTCTGGACGACCTCCAAATCTTGCGGCTCTGGCAGCTCAACTAAAACCGTTGGGATACCTGTCAACGGTGCATATTTATCGTTGGAGCTTTTTGCCCTGACTAGATAGTGACCATCCAGCAATGGCACGATCTTGCGCGTCGTGCTGCCGTTGACAGCAGGCACAATCTTTTCTGACTGCGCCCATTTAATGTCACCCGTCGTCCGTGGATTGTGGCGGATCTCAACCGTTCCGCCGATCTTCACATCAAGGTCAGTCGGTTCAGGCCAATGCAGCTCAGCATTGTGCTGGTCAATCGGCGTGATATTCAAGCTTGCAATGTTGCTTGGGATTGCTGTTCTACCCTCTGCCCTGATGCTTGCGGCGACAGGGGAAGAACGCCTTTTGCCTGATTGCTCAGGGTTCAGGCCGTAGCCAATCGCAGTAACGCTGACGTTGTAGAGGCCCTTCTGGCTATCCATAACGTCAAAGCCAGTCGTGGTGACAAAATGCGTTTCTTCATTGTCACTATCCAGCCTGACGACGACTTCGTACTGACTGGCTCGCTCTGATTCCTGCCAAGTGATAGCCACACGCTGCAGCACCTTGTCGCCTTCTTCAAAAGAAATTTCCTGCAAACGCAAGTTAGTTACAGGGTCCGGCTTTTCGGCTAGCTGCGTGACATCGCGAGGCGTAAACGTATATCCAGTCTCTTCAATGACGGAAAACTTGTCTTGCTCGTGCGCGAGCGCAGTGATTTCGTAAGTAGCCTCGTTTTCAACGACACTTAAGACACGCCACAGACTGAGGGCTAAGCCGTCATATCCAATAGAAAAAGCAGATCCTGCAACAGGCGCACTGTTTAGCCGTGCGCCAGGTGTGACCGTGTTGCCGACGATCGTTGAATCAGCGACAGCCTCAACCTCATAAATTATTGCGCCTGTCCTTGGGTCCGTTTTAACTGAGTCATCATCATTTCTGCCTTCAGTGATTACGTTCAGAGTGAAGCTGGTTGGCGCTTGCGTGCCAAACATGTCAACATCACTGCGGTCTAGCTTGACTGATGTCGTCGTTGAGCCTGAGGTAACGCGACCTGACACTGTTTTGCCAGCACGGACAGGATCGCCAACCTTAATCAAATCGCCTGGGCGAACAGTAATACCAGCAGCAATGTCAGTTTCAAAGCTGCAAACCTCAGTCTCGTTATGCGAGGAGTACAAAAACCAAAGACCAAGGCGACGGGCTTGCGCTTGACTTGTGCAAGCAAAGGCTGTGATGTTTTGCTTGTTGTAGCCGTACTTTCTGATTGGCTTGAAAGACGTTTGCGATAGCTCGACCAGCTCATATGCAAAGTCTCTGAGGTTGTTGTCAAAGTATTTGACAGATACGCATGTCGGTCGATTTCTTAAGCTTGACCCTGAGTAACTAAAACCAGCCTGCGTGACGTTGGACTGGTTGAACGTGTAGGCAAAAACGTCAGGCGCATCCTGAGAGACTGAAATGCCGCCGAGCTCCCAAAAAGGCATTGCCCTGAAAACAGAGCACATCTCTTCAATCAGCTTGAAGGCTTCCTGCTGAGTCTGAAGCAACACGTTGCAAGCGAAGCGTGGCTCACCATCAATCAATTCACCGCAATATCTACTGGCTTTTTGGAAACTGTAAATGTCAAGATTCTCAGCGACATCAGAAGCACCAGTAAACGTGCCCGCGCTATCTTTTGCGCGTTCTTCTGGCGTAAGAATTTGCGAGCCAAGGCCATACCTTACGTTGGTCAGCAAGTCATAAAGTATGAACGCAGGATCGGTCGTCCACTCCCTAGTGGTTTTTAGAGTTCCATCAAATGGAGTGACGCTTGGATCCGGGTATGACACAGAACCATCGCTTCGCACTGTTGCATTGTGGGGAAGACGAACCTTGATGCCGCGTATTTTGTAACTGCGCTGCGGAATACTTGGAAACTGCTCTGCGTTAAACAGCAAACCAACTACGGCGCTGTTTGGGTAGCGCGTCTTCTCGCCTACCTTCAAGGTGATGTCATACCAAATCAAATCATCGTTCTGTGCAAGCGTGTCTGAGTTGAATTCTTTGCCCAGGCTTGTAACCCGAATGTCAACCGGGAAGGCTGTCCCGGCCAGTATTTTGGCTGGGTCTAGATTAATTAGATGTTTGCGCTGATAAAGGTCAGGAGAAAAGCCAATATGCGTGAAACGACCATTGCCTAGGTAAACGTTTTTCTCGTCATAATCACCAAAGTCAACACGGTTATAGCCGCCGCCTTGATATTGGATCTCGATTGAATAATCAATCCTGACGCCTCTTAGCCTGCCGTCATCTTTTGAGACAGTCATCGCAGGCGAACCGATCGTCAAGCGAACGCTGGTTACGTCAGTGTCTGTGATCTGCCTTGTGACCGGCGTTGCTGGGCTGCCGTCTAAATAATCAAAGAACCCACCACCGCCAGTGTTTGTTGTAATCGTGCCGTTCTTTAGAACCTCAGCGTTGACGGCGACAGTGCTTTGGTTTAGGTCGTCAATGTTTTCAAGGGGCAGCTGATCTTGTTTACCAAGGCGGCTTTCAAACCGCGCATCGCGCATGTCAAAGTTCAGCTTTTCAACTATCGCTGCATCGTCTTTTGTGCTGCTACTTGTAACTGTTGCTGTTGCATCTAGGACAGGAGTGTTATTGAAAAAAGTATCTTTTAGAGAGGCTAAGTGATAAGCGGCTGTTCCTGGAGTCAGCCCACTTGCAGACGGAAACCCTTCAATCTCACCCTCACTTAACAGGTCAACAAGCCTGGCAACTTGGCTTGAGTTGAGCTTTGTCTTAATGCCCATGTCAGTTGCCCTCTACGTTGAGACCTGCCGATATGACAACACTACCGACGATCACCTCGCCGTAGGCAACAGGGACAGGGATGCCTTCCCTGCTGGTGTTTTGCACACCGGAAAAGCTGTTGTTGTTGCGTGGATCGTTGTCAATGTCAGGCGCTGCAATGGTTGGCGATAACAAGCCAGCGACGCCCGTCAGGGCTAGCCCGATGCCAATGTTGCCAGCCGCTGCACCTAGGCCAGCTCCTGCCACTCCAGCTTCAGCAACAAAACCAGTCGCGCCCAGGCTGACACCGCCCGTAGCAAGCGCCGTTCCGATCAACACAGCGCCTAAAGCGATGAACGCTAGGTTCCTAAGAAAGTTGGCCCCGGTCACAACAGGGATGATCCTGATGTCATCGTCAGCCATTAATGGATAACGAAGCTGCTCTGGTGATTGCCCTAGCTCTAACGTGTGCCGACCCACCGCAACGGTGTAGTGCCCAGCGCCCATGATTGAGCGCAGCTCTGGAAAGTTGCACAGCAGAAACCTGATCGCCTCAGCCGGTGTTCTTGCTACTGCCTCAAAAACTTTCTGACCGCAGTGCTCCGCCAGGTGCCCATACAGCCTGATTTTGCGAAGCATTGCTGTCACTCGCCATGCCCTTTAATTCTACCGACGACTCAAGGGTCAATCTTTGACCAGCTTTGATCCTCCATGCCGTAGATAAACCATGGCAGCCCATATTGAGTGCAAGCCTTTTTATCAGGCTCACTAGGCAAGGCAGGCGCACCGGGGTGGCTATGGACAACCGCTAGAACCTTGCCGGTGTCCTCAGCAGCCGCGTAGCCCATCGGATCAAGGATAAAAACGTCATCCTCATCGCTCAAGTTTTTACACGGCCAATAGTGCTCAGCACCGTCAAGCATGACCAGCAACCCACAGCACTCCTTAGGTGCTTCTGCCTCAGCGTGCTGCACCGCTGCCTTCTGCCAATCCTCCATCAGTTATTCAGGCCAACAGCAGGGAAGGACCCAAATGGCAAGCCGCCGTTGGCATCACCATTAGGGAAACGCAAGCGACAATCACTTATTCGCTTGCCGCATTGACCTGACACTTCAATCGGCGTGGTCGTCCCTGTGACGACTGCTGGCTCACTTGTGATCGGTGAGTTGTCGGAAGTCCACACAACGTTGCTGCCATCAGAATCCTCAAGAACTAAAACGCCATCATCCTTAAGACGCAGCTGCCTAGTTGTGTACCCAGTTGCTGTGACCTTGTAACCAGCGCCAGCTTCTTGCAGCGTGCCTGCTGTCGGATGGTTTGACGCAAAAGGATTATTGCTGGTCAGAGCAATTTTCAAAACAAAATCTTCGTTGTTCCTCCAAAAACCAGTCTGACTGTTGATTGTGATGCCGGTGATTGTGTTCCAGCCAAAGCCCGTGTAGTTGCTGTGATCTTTTGAGTAATGATCCGCAGGAATGGCTATTGAGGTCAAGTTGAACGTGACGTTGACAGAACGGCTGCCAAACTCGTGGTCTGCATCTACAAAATTGTGCGTGGCTGTCGTCGTCTGTCCTGCAGCTGAAGGGCTGCTGCCTTTGATCTCCCAAGTGAAAGCGCCTGAGCGCCCGATCTCTACATCAGGCGGATACCACTGATCGGTTCCATCGACGCTGAGGCGAGTCAATGCGGAGATCTGCCCCAGCTCATGTGTCTTAGTGCCCCAAAGAACAGAGCCGCCTGCATAGTCATTGCGGGCAACGTCGTCGTTATAAAGAACAAGGTTGCCATCAGGCTGCATTTTCAAGGTATATCCATTTGTGTTTGTGCCACGCTCTGTCCCCGTCCGCCATATTGAATGGTCTGACGATCCACCCGGCTTTTTGTAAATCACAAAGTTGCCATCGGCTTGCACCTTTGCGATGAACCAACCGTTGGTAGAAACCAGCGCGTTGCCTTCTGTCAGCGTTGAGCCAGTGGTCAGTTTTTCCTGGTTAGTTGAGTAGCCAAAGCCTGAAGCACTGGTAGACGAAAGCGTTACGCCATTGACAGTGAACTCATTAGAGCCGCCGTAGCCACATTCCTTGCTTTTGTACTCCCACTGGCACAGGTTCTGCATCACAAGACGACGCGGGGCTTTTGTGTTGCCCATGTCAAAAGACGACACCAACTCAAACTCAACAAAGTCTCTGTTTTCAGAAACCTTGCGGTCGATGTAGTAAACCTCTTTTGGGAACTGCGCGTTAGCCCCTGAATCAGGATTGCCGTAGGGATTGACGCCATTCTCCCAGTTATCGCTATCAAGAAAACGACTGAGGGTGCGGATCCTTGTTACCCGCGCTCCACTCAAGTCATTGCCTGGGGTGATTTGATTGATGCCTAGCAGTAACGCTGTCATCTGGCTCTGCAAGTTGGCAAAGCGAATCGACGGCCTAGGCAGCGTGCCATCACCGTTGAACTCAAAGCCTGACGCCTCTACAGGCAAGGGGATGTAGGGCGTGCCGCCGTACTTAATAGAAAAGGCGTCAAGGATGTCGTCCGTATTGCTTGGCACAGTCGTCTTGCGATTCCGGCCTGCGTGGAAGTAATACTCCTCATCAGAGCCGTGCAGATCTTGAAACAGCTTCAGCTCAAACAGCTCAATGATTGCAAAAGGGCCGGAGTTGAGAAGCTCAACAAAAGCAGTGCTCATGGCTCAATAACTTCCTGAAACGTTGCAGTCAGTTGGTTGAGACCAGCAGATGTCATCTGCTTAGACCACTGCTGACAAATCCACTTGTATGTCTCCGTTTCATCTGGCGGCGACCAATCAAAATGCTCGGCTCCACCGCGCGCCTCAAGGAACGTTTCAATGGTGTCTGAGTCTGTCTCGCTAATGTTTTCCCACGTCAGGTTCCACACCTTGAGATCTGTGTTGAGGCCATAGCGCAGGCGTTGGCTGTAACCATCACCGAACTGCACGTTCCGCACAGTCGGCTGACTGGTCTTGCTAGCCCCGAAGTCAGGGTCAATAGAAGGAAACGTTGCCATTAGCGGGTCAGAAGTCCTCCAGGTCGTTTCTGCTTAATCAACTCAGCCTGCACAGCTTGGCCGATGACTCGGCCCAGCCGGTTTGCGTCAGGCTCATTGCCCTGCACGCTACTGCCACTTGCATCAACATTCACCACCACACTGCCAACGCCACCACCTGAGGTTTCAACACCAAGGCGACCACCACGGCCACGACGCAAAGGCAGCACAGCCTCAGGGCCAGCTTCACCCATCAGCGACAAAGTAGGCCGGCCGATGTAACCGCCTTTGGCGTAAGGCACGATGCCGTTTTGAGCAAACACGTTGCCCTTGGCGCTTTTCTTAAAAATAGTGTTGACCAATGAACCCACGCCAGATTGCAGGAACATGCTGGCAAATGTTTTGAGCAGGCCAGACAACGATTCAGTCAAAGACTTCGTGCCGTCGATCAGCCCTTCAATCGCGCTTGTGATTTGGTTAGCAAGCGTGTCTTTGATCTGATCAAGCGTGATTTTGTACTTGTCGGTCTTGTCATTCAAGTTGTCTTGCGCTTCACCCAAGGACTGCACAACGGCAAGACGATCTTCCGTGTACTGAGTCAAAAGGTTGCTTTGTGCAAGCTCTAAGTTGTTACCTGTAAGTCCTTTCTCTTTAAGTTGCTGAATTGCAAGGTCATAGCCCAAATCAACCACAGCAAGCTTGTTGCCTGCAAGCTTTGCAGCGTTAATCTGCTTGGTCAAACGCAACACCTCAGCCGACACTTGCACAGGCGTTTTGTTTTTATCTTTGCCAGTACCTGAGCCGCTTTTAATTTGAACGGGAGTGAAGCCAGAACCTTGCCTGAAATAGTCAGCTGGAGCCTCCGAAGACCCAAACAGAACCTTGCGCTGCGCTTCCATGTCTTGGAAGAACTGCGAGCGAGTGTCTTCTAATCCAACCTGAGCAACACCTAAAGCCTCGCCAAACTTGCCTTGTCTAACCAGATTTGCGATGCTCACCAAATCAGTGAGAACTCTGGTAAAGAATCGGAACGATTGAACAAGACCTAAAACAACCGAGCCAACACCGCGCACGCCTACTTCAATAACTTTGAACAACGGACCAAAATCAGCACCGCTATCAAACAGATCGCTGAACACTTCCAGGATCGCGTTCAGTGCAGGCAATAGCGCGTCAGCCAACTGCTTGCGGAAACCATCGAACTGAATTTGCAGGATTGCAATCTGATCGTTGAAATACTCTGCGTTCTGAGCAAAGTTCTCGCTGGTCTCGTAATTGAAACGCTCAAGAGCCTCAGACCCACCGTTAAGCAAGGTGATCAGCTTTGACCCAGAACGGCCAAAGATGTCCATTGCAATGGCTGCCTTTTCAGGCCCATTAGGCAGGTCAGCAAACTTGTCAGCAATTTCTCCCAGCAGCTGGTCAGACGGTTTGAGGCTGCCATCTGCTTTCTTGACGCTCAGCCCAAGCTTTGCATAAGCATCCGAATACGTTTTAACGCCATCTGCCGCCTCGCCTTGCGTGCGTGCCAACGTGCGCAGACCTGTCTCAAGGTCGCTTTGACTAACGTCAGCCAGCTTGCCTGCATTGGCGTATGCCTGCAGCTTGTCAGCCGCGATGCCTGTCCTAGTGCTCAGCTTGCCAAAAGCATCAGCTGAATCAATCGCACCTTTGACAAAGGCGCTAAAGCCAGCGACAGCAGCAGCGGCAAACAACGCCTTGAAGGCATTGCCGACACCACGCACAGCCATGCCAAGGTTCTTGGCTTTGCCCTCAACCCCCTGCATGGAGTTGCCGAGGCGCTTAATATTGTTTTCGCCCTTGGTTTTGGCGTCGATTAACAGACCAAACTTGGCAGCCATTTACTTGCTCTCCTTGTTCAG